CCTGGACGTGTGAAGTCTAGGAAGAAGATGAGACCCGATGGGAGGCTCATTGGTTGAACGCTAACTAGATCGTTAGCGATTAGTCCACCGAATACACGGCGAACGATTGGGAATGCGACAGATGCGAAACCTTCCACATCACCTGCACTCATTGAAGAAGCTTCGCGAAGAAGTTCCTTTGCTTGATTTTCAAGCAGTACTGCCATTGTTTGGCGGTTACGGTCATCACCGATACCCTCCAAAAGACCAGTCTTTTCCCACTTGGAAAAAAGTGCTGCTCCTTCCTTGGAGAGATCACGATTGATGATACCCTCTGTTAATCTTTCTAATACAGACATTTTTTAATTCTCCTTATTCATTGTTGTTGTTTAATGCCGGCAAGAATTTGCATACGATCCACTACTCGTGTTTCCATGCTATTCTCGCGTTTTCTGCGAGGTAGAGATCCGACTGGTCTTTCGATAGATTCACTCAGTGATTTCGGAGAGCCTCTTAGGGCTCCGCCCACTGCGTTCTGAAGTGTCTCGAAGATAGTCTTCGCTTCCTCAATTGAATCGGCATTCTGAACAGCTTCGACAATTTTTGTTTTTTGTCGCTCATTCAAGGAGTCATTAGTCATAACCCGATTCGTGTAAAGTAATCTTGCGTTTGTGAGGTTGGACTTTTCAATCCTACTGTTTGCCTCAATAATAAGCTTTTTGTATTTATCATTTACTTGCTTAAGCTTTTTGTTCTCTGTGGCTAGTCTATCTACTAGTTCTTTCTGAGATTTAAGCTCTTCTTGTGATGCAGTTGATGCCTGCTGTGCTAGCATCATTTCTGCTTTGTAATCCATAATTGCGTCTGGAGTGCCTACCCAACCATCTTTTTGTGGGTCGATATCTACAACCAATTCTTCCATAATATCTAAGACCTCTTCTAGATCAACTTCTTCTTCCTCTTCTAGTTCTTCTTTGGCATTCTCTTCTAGTGCCATAGTGACGGAGGTTGATGGGGGAAGCTCGGGCTCTAGGGACGGGGCTGCTGCACCATCTCCTTCTTGTGAATTAATCATTGCGGATAGTGCTTCCTGAGATTGTGGTTCGCCCATTAGGTCTTGGCCTGTTTCTTCTTCTTTTTCTTCTATAGCATCGGCAATCTTTCTTAGATCCTCGAAGTTGACAACTATCTCTTCTTCAGAATCAGTTGGCATTGCTCCTACGGGAATGTCATTCTGAACTTGTGAAAGCTCGTCATCTTCTTCCGCTTCGGGATCGCCCTCTGCCTCAAGTAGCGATTCGACCGCTTCTTTGATATCTGCTGAATATTTCTCTACGATAACATTCTCCGCGTTCTTAATTGCTGCCTCTTTTAGTGCAGTGGCATCAACAATTGCTTCTTCTAACATACTAGACATAAAAAATCTCCTAAAACTATAGATTATACTTCATAAATAAATAGTGCATTAAAGTGCAAAAAGAAGTTTTTTTATGGTTTTGGAGGTCTTTACTTGGTTTTATACTACTAAAGTTCGTACATTTCACTAGTATTTATGGAGGTTAATGCTGCACAAATAGACCAAGTTCCAGCAGCCTTAATGTATATTTCTTTACACTTTACTCTGAGAGTCGTAGTTTGACCACTAGGAAGAATAAAGTCTTCTTCTTCGGGGGCGGACTTAAACTTAAACGTAGCAGTGCCGCTGTTGGCTGAGATTGTTATCTCGCTAGTAACTCTTGGAAAAGATATAAGCTCGAAGTTAGCGCTACTAGTGCCCGAAGCGATATATGGGGCGCCGGATACCTGATAGGCTGCTGAGTTTCCTAGTCCACTTCTGTAAAAGGGCATGGTTTGGTTTGGTTCGTGTGACATTTTATATTTCCTCTATATCTATATAGTTTCTCAGAAAGAGTTATTCTTTCTTTTTTCTTCTTGTCGTAATTTATCCAAGACTCTTTCTCTTGCTTTTTTTGCTAACCTTCTTTTAGCAGAAGGTTTCTCATAATATCTTAAATTTCTTACTTGTTGTTGAATCTTTTCTTTTTTTGATTTCTTAATAAATCTTTTAAGTAAAGATTGATTTGTATCTGGTTTAAAGTTTCTTTGTCCTCGCCTGGGTCGTCTTGGTCTAATCAAGATGAGAGCCGGGGCCTTCTTATTTGTTCTTGCCACTTTTGCCTCGCTTATTGTGGTACATAGTAAATAGTATACTTTTTACTTTACTTGTGCGCTTTTTGCCCAATTTCCACCGGTTAACGATATTAATCCGCTTATATCGACACCAGGATCATGAGGTGCGATTCCGGACATTGGGGCTGAACCATTTGAATCCGTAGGTGCGGGTGCGGGAGATGTCCCTTCGAACAAGTTTGCTCCACCATATGCGCCCTGCATTGAATCTTGTAGTTCCTGCCTTGCTTGCCTGACTGCTTCTGACTGCTGTCTTGTATTGTCTTGTTGCGCACGTTGCACAACAGGCTGTTCTGTGGCAACAGTTGTTTCTGTTAGTGTTTCTCTGGAAGTTCCTTTTAGAACCTCCGTGATTACATTAGATAACAAACCCTCCTCTAGAAGCATTTCTTTTACGCATTCCTTTATGATGGGTTTGAAGTATTTTTTTAATTCTGCTTTTTTCATTCTTTCCTCTTAGCTTTTAATTCCAGTTCCGTTTAGGGAGTGTGAAAATCTCTATCTGTCTTCATCAGACCTTTTTTGTGGACTATGTAATCTGCTGCGGCTCCTACGGCAATCCCGGTTATGTAAGCTGCGCCCATATAAGCCATATTCGCTGCTAGTGCTGTGCCCATCGCTGCGGTCAGTGCTGTAAGACCTGGAGTGCCCAGGACGATGGCGACGAGGCAACCGCCGCCGATCATTCCAGCGCCAAGCATGGGTGCAGCCATATCACCAAGGTTTTCCTTCTCCTTCAGTCCGATTGATTCCCCATAGATCTCTTGAAGTTCCTGCGCTGTGTGCTCCTCAAGTGTCTGCTCTACTTCTTGTGCGATGTTGTCGAGAGCCGCTTTAATCTCAGGGTTTTTCAATAGTTTATTTAAAAGATCAGATCCCATGACCTTCTCTGCAACCTTAGCTGCCTCTTGTGTGTCAACAGGTTCTCCGTTGACTTCCACTGTTTTCGGAGGGACGGGACAACTCTCTCCGGTTTCTTCTCCCCCTTCTTCTGTAAACCTACGAAAGTTCTCTGTTATTCTTTTCATAGCTGAGTGGTCAGACCACAGTTTGTTTTTACTCATTTTTCTTTATTCCTTTATAATGCTGTTCAAAATTCTATTGATCTTATCTGCTTTAGTAAAGATGTTTGACTCTCTTTGTTTGCTTTCTCGGAGATTCATGTATGCTCCTGGTGAGGAAGGTTCAGAGACAAGATCAAAACAGATAAGTTGAAAGTCATGCTCCACTACTGTGCCTTCTGTGGTTTCTTTTACGCTTCCTAAGCCACGGGATGAGATGCCTAGTTGAACTCCCGAATTAACGAGAGACTTTGCGATCTCTCCAGATGGTGTATCTAATATCTTGATTTTGCCCATTACTTTGTTGTCGTCAAACCATATATCTGTCACCATGTGAGAGGAGTTCTTAAGATTGATAACCGAGTCTTCTGGATGATCAAGTTCTCCTAGTGCTCTCTTTTCTCTCACAAGTTTCATATAATTCTGCATCTCTCTCTTGAGAACTTCTAAAGGATAGATTCTTCCATTGCCATTCTTCACATTTGCAACTTGCATTATGCCAGTCAGAATCATAGCTCCGTTTGTTACTTGTATTTTTTCTGCTTCTGTGAGGAAATCTTGGCATACGCCACCTTCACATAAAGCGTGGAATTCTCTTAGAAGAAATTTAGACATTGTGTATCCTTATTAAATATGAGAGCGGGCGTCACCCGCTCGATTCAGCATCCGCCTTTACATCGACGCACTGGACGTAGGAACCTCTTTTTCATTACTCACCTCCTTTTGATTTTAGATTTATGCCTTCGTCTCCGAATAGCATGTTGAGCACATATGATGTTCCTGAACTGACATTTCCCAACAAAAAAGCGTTAAAAAAGGTTAGTTCATATGTAAATAGTGTTGTAAAAGGGTTAATGACACATAAAAATACGCCAATCCAAAATCCCATACACATCGGACAACTGAAGAAATAATGCTCTGGTCGGATCCTATCAAATATTTTTGCGTAACACAAAAGTTGAGTTAATCCGTATGAGGCGAGGATGAAATAAAGAAGTTCCACTATTCCTTCTTTTTGTTTTTCTTATTCTCCAGCATATAACTCATCCAATATGGGGAGTAGTTATAACCTGGACGGATGCTGCCTTTTTCTGCGGCTTGTGGTACTTCGCCTAGTTCTGTTGAATCTAGATCATCTGGATCAACGTATTCATCATTTACGAGATCTTCATAATCCGTCATGAAATCTTCGTATGGTTTTTCTTGTTTTAGGAATCCGTGGATATTATATACTGCTAAGTCTACGTTTGTTGTATCAACCTCTGTTGATTCAAGAAGGGGAGCTTCTAGTGCTCCGTGTACGTTGCCGCCTCTTACAAAAGATATATCCACTAACCCATATCCGTAGAGATACTCAAATAGTCGTGACTGAGATCGATAAACTTCCTCTGTTAGCGCGTTCTTTGGAAAAGTTATTATCTTTCTGTTTTCACCTGCCATAACAACAATATCCATATCGCGATGATCGAATATCATAATGTTTCCATCAACAGTTTTCCTCGCCTTTAGCTCAAGAGAAACCTTCTGTTTCTTTCTATCTATTGTTATTGTACCAGTGATTGCCATTAGTTATTTAGTTCCCTTACTAGCCCTTGTGTTTTGAGGATTGTTTCGACCATTGAGGAGTTAATATCCTGGGTTGCAAAGGAATTAAGTTTTTCAACTACCAACTCCGCTGTTTGTCTCATATGAGCATCATTAATCAAGCTTTCGCTGTCCAGTGATTTAATTAAGTTTTCTTTTAGCCTTCCAACCTCTTCATTAAGATATACTTTTAATTCTGTTATATCCTCGAACGAAGCAATATACAAACTAAGAAGTTGCTTTTGTTCTCTGAGAAGTCCGTCTCCATATTTGTCATTAAATTTCTTAACAAAAGTCTTGTATGCTAGCGAGGAAATTGGCTTTAAGCTCTTTGTTCCTGCCTCTTCTTTGTTTTCGACCATTGATTTTAAAACGCTTGATTCCAGCAACACCCTTTGTTTAATTGGGGTTTGAGAATTAAATATTTGGAAAATAGATGCAATGTTTTTATAATTTGGGACAAAGTTGCCGAAAACTTCTGGTGAAATTTCTTTATTAACGCGGTTGATCATGCTCGTTTGTTCCGTAAAAAGGGCTTCATCGTTCATTGCTGCCTTTTCCATGCGCGTTTCGAATATTAATTTTTCTGCAAGATCCCTTTTCATCTCCTTAGTTTCTGAGAGGTTTTTATAAAGTGACAAATCCTTTGCAAGAAGTGTGTCTGGTGAAAAGAATTCCTTTAAAATAGAGATTATCTTTGCTTTCTTTTTATCATCTTTTTTGACAACGCACCTAGTAACTTCTCTTACTAAGCTTTCATAAATAAAGAGAGTGTTCCTCTTCTTGTTATGCTTCATTTTCATTTGTTATTTTCTCCAACTTGCCAATTTGTTCTAATTGCTCGATAAGTCTTTTTGATTCCATGGTAGATTCAAACAACTCTATTTCTGCACTGTTTGAATAAGTAGTCTGTTGTTCTTGAATTACACCTCTTGCCAAGGAACTCATGCCACCGGGGCCCTTCCATCCAGGGAAGGGACTCTTTGGCAGAGGCACTCCTGCTTGACTATAGCGCGTAGATCTCTTTCTAGCTGCTTGCCCTACTCTTCTGTCTCCGCCGGTGCTTTTGGACGATACATATTTCTTGCCCTTAGCTTGTGGCTCTAGGCTTGCTTCGGTATACTTTTTGCCTGTATCATCCCTCTTGCCGGCGGCTGGTAGTTCTGGTAGGATTGGCTCTTCAGCTTCTCCTCCGGTATCTCCGCCTTCATCTCCACCGGTATCGTCTCCTCCAAGGTCTAGTCCGCCTGTATCATCTCCTCCTCCGAGGTCGTCCAATTCAAGACCGCCCTCATCGCCACCTAGACCTTCTCCTCCTGCATCTAAGTCGCCTCCGCTGCCAAAAGCTGCTGCTTCAGATTCGCCGGCTGCTTCAGTAGTTGCTTCGAGGGCTGCATCATATTGCCTATCGGTGAAGATTTCTCTCTGATTGCGAAGGAAGTCTTCATCAGACATCGAGAAGATTTTCTCTGATACCCAGCGTCTCGAAAAGAAGTTCTCTGTTGCTGATGCTGCGATATCGAATTTTGATTTCCAATGCTCTAGTTCTTGAAGTTCTGCGAGCTTGCTTGGATTATTAAGTGATAGTTTGAAATTGATTAGATCGTCGCCACGAAAACCAAGAGTATAAAGGTGGATGATACCAACTTTCTCTAGTTCCGAGATAACTGATCTTTGTAATCTTTGGATTGTTCTTGCGAATCGAATGTCCTTTTGTGCCAAGGTAGTCTTATCTTCACTCCCCTCTTCGCCTTGGGTGAGATATGATGCAGGAACCTTGATTGCTGCAAAGAGTTTATCTCTTAGGTATTTGACATCATCGATTTGTCCAGTATATTGTCCGCCTGGGAGAGATTCAATACGAGAATTCTCGCCGCCACGGACTGGAATGAAGTAATCTTCTTCGACAGATAGAGGATTGTATCTTAAATCAACTCTACCAGTTTCGGCATTTACTACTTGGTTTCTCTTGAAAGAGGTTATTGTCTTCTGGATGAATGTTTCAACGTCTTGGGGTGCGATGTTGCCAACGTCAATGTAGAAAACACGTCGTTCGGCTGAACGAGTGATACGATATGCCATCATGGCGTCTTCTAGGAGCACTAGCTGTCTCCAGATACGTCGGGCTGGCTCTAGAACACTGGTGCCGTATGGAGTGTATTTGTCATTGCCAAGGACACGAAAGTGAGATATTTGCCAGTTTTCGAATGTTATTCCTGCCGAATTCCACTGAAACTGGACATAATTCGGATTTGTTGGATCTTCGCCCTCAAGTCTTTCAACTTCGCGGATAGGGAGCGCAATAGTTGACTTAATGCCAATGCTTTCGTCTATGTCTAAATATAGCATGAAGTCGCCAAACTTAACTAGGGAGCGGCACCAACCGAATAGATTGTGATCAACGTTCATGATGCTGTGATATAGAGTGGATAGTGTCGACTTAATTTCTTCGTTGGAGCATGCAATACTAAGCATTGGCTGAATCGAGGAGTGTGTCGTCATTTCATCAGCATAGATATCTACTGCTGAAGCTATCTCTGGCATATATTCCATCTGCTCATAGTCAACATAGCGCTCTGCTCTGTTTTGCTGGGCCATGAGCTTGGTGTTCATGACCTCAAATGGTGAATAATTGTTTCTTCTGAAAGGTTGTCCGGAAAGAGACTTAAACTTAGTAGAGTAATTATCTAAAGTTGTTCTCTTGATTTTCCTATTTGCCTGGGTTCTCCAATTAACAATCGGTCCAGAAAATAATTTAGTTAATCTACTAAATAAATCTGAATTTGGATTATTTGGGTTCTTGCTTTGATCTGCCATTTGCTATCCTTTGTATAACCATGAGTATTTTCTATTAATATCTACTTCTCTAAACATCTTTTCATCTAATGCTTCTTTCTTATTGTACCCTTCCATTCCTGGTACTGTGGTGTTTATTTTTGTGTTGACTTTCACCATTGAGTTTAAGCATGCTTTTTTAAATTCGATTTCCCTTTTATTTACTATTAATGCGGTATCTCGTACCCAACATGCAATCGCTAGGGACATTATCAGGTCATCGTGATATCCCCTCATTGCTTGGGGTCTGCCATTTTTCCAAATAAATGTCTTAGTTTCGTTGTATGTGCGTACCGAGTATATATTAATTAGTTTGTTTCTGATAAACTCTTCAAACTTTGCTACGATAAGGGGTCTTGTTTTTGACGATGTTGTAAAACCAGGAACCGCAGTATTGTCTGCCTCGCCTCTCGTAGAGTCTACAAACTCATGAGTGCCCTTAATTGAATAATATAAATTCGGGTAGCTCATCTCTATTAGTTTTTCAAGTACGGAAATACCAATTCCCACATTTTCAACAACCAAAAGAGCATTTCCATATTCTTTGCCGGCTTGCGATAGAATTTGAGAAAATAAATCAAGGCTTGGTTTTCCCTGGTATTCCGCTACGGATTCCATTGTCTCTAGTTTTATAGCCTGGAATACAGAACAGTCTGCCCCGTCTCCACGGGCGACATCAGCCACCAATAGATAGGTAAAATCTGGTTGGTATTCTTCCCATATCCAATAGTTTCTATCGTGCCCTGTTTTGTATTTAGGTTCTGTTACTGTTGCTTCTAGCCAGTTCATGTCGTCAACGTGAATAACAGTTTCACCAGAGGCGTTGAACGAGCACAGCAACTCTTGTGCGACATCTCTTTTTGACATGTTCGCAGTTTCTCTTTCAAACCAAGTGTCATCTCTATCTGGATGGGCATGCCAGGGCAAAGTGATGGGATAAAAGTTGTTTTGCTGTGCTTCTGAATCGATATATGTTTGATGAAACCAGTTCCCTACACCATACGGGGTGGACAGCGCGATACAGCGACCACCAGTCGAAATGGTGGGGTAGATAGCAGCCCAGATTTCACCCATATTATCTATGTGTGCTGCCTCATCAACGATCAGGAGGGATAGCGCTTCTGATCGTCCTGCATCGGCCGAGGATGAGGACGCCTTAATTTGTGATCCGTTAGCTAGCTCGAAGGACGCTCGATTATCTATCTTTATCTCAGATATCGTAATCCAGTCTGGTAAAGATTTTAACATTGACTTTACCTTCTTTACTAAGTTTGTTGCTGTTGCAAACTTGGTTGCCATGACCAGGATGTTTTTATCCTTGTGAAATAGCATCATCCAAATAGCATACCCAGCTACGATGGTTGAAATACCAAGTTGTCGAGCTTTTAGAATTACTGTGAATCGATGTTCGTTGAAGTCTGATAATAGCTCTTCTTGATAATCATATGTTTTAAACGGTATATTGCCATGAATAGGGTGCGATATACGACAGTAATTATTGATAAAATAAACAGGATCCTTGCCACATTTGACGATCTCTGCCATTTTTTGCTTTTTGGTTAATCTATAACCCATCAGAAACTCTATTTATTCTTTGCAAATCCGCCCTGATCAAGAAACTTCTTAAATGAAGAGTCTAGTTTGCTCTCGGATCTTTCACTGACTGGCATGACATCTTCCATTCCACCAATCTTATATAGGCGCGTTGCATTTAGTGAGGTTCTCACTCTTGACATATTTTGGACGAAACAGTGAGCTTCACCTTCGGCTGTCAAGCTGACGGCACTGCCAGTGATAGACTTGAATTCTTTTTTGAGGAACTTTACGATCTCGTCAATTCTTCTTTCACACTCTTCTTCGAACCCATTTGCATAAACTTCTTTGAGTTGAACTTCGGATTGATAGTTAACCTGGAGGGTGTCTCCCATAATCTTGATTCCAAATCCGTCCATAACTCTACTGTCGACAATCGGACAACCTTCTTCTCTTGCTAATCCGAGTGACTTTACATCGCCTTCTTGGACGAATCTTTCATCGTGGGCTCCATCATAGGCGTTTGCTGCTGCCTGATGTAAGCCTTGAATAATTTCTAATACTGTTGCCATCTTATTGCTTCCTTTTATTTTTTGAGCGTCTCTTCTTAGTCTTAAGGGGCGCTGTCTTTTTCTTGGGTGCCTTAGACTCCC